CGTAAACTCAGTGTTGTCGAGTTTCACTGATTTTTACGGACTCACGTTAAAGAACACGTGGAACAGTACTGTGGTGAAAGGAAGTTTTAACACCCGGAATTGGTCCACCTCCAGATATTGGAGTGGGACCGCGTGGGTCACTTATACAGTGGCCGACCAAAGGTGTTCTAACAACTTCTACCACATGATCCGTTCAGCCGGTCTTGTCAAACCGGTGTTCTCTGCGAGACCTTGGAAACCGTGGGGTAAGGCGAGAGCTGCGACTGCAGCCGCTCTAGTTACTCAACAGCTACGAGGTTTTAAATAATCCTTCCTATGGTTGGTGTGTTGATGATCTCCGCAGATATTCGAATTCAGCGCTGTAACTTGGAAAAGGAATACCATTACTGGTCACAGAGGTATCTTGACCACTACGGTTACCCGTGGTTTGTCAGTGAACTCTATGTCCAGCTGGCTTCCTCTGAAGAGCTGAGCGCTGGTTTGAAGACTCTACGGATGATCTGCAATGTACCAGCTATGAAGGGTCAACTTCAATCCAATGCGGATTAATGCCGCTAAAGGACTAAAATGCCTGCTATGGCTGATATCACCGTCAAGAAATATGACGGTACCACGGACATTGTGTTTAACTCTCTGTCCGGTTCCGGGGGCGATGGTTCCCCTGCCGTTTGGCGCCAGGATACTGGTGCAGCAAGCGGTCTCCCTGTCGGACTCCGTAAGCTCTTCAAGCTGTGGACGCAGTGGAATGGTCCTAAGACTGCGCGGCAAATGAAGTTTAACTTCGTTGCGCCGTATGCTGTCCAAGACACGACTACTACGCTTTATAGCGCGAAGGACCGTGTGGTGTTCGACGGTGTCATCTCCATCCCGCAGAACATTCCTTCGACCGAAATCAACGAAGCTATTTACCAGGGTTTGAACATCCTGGCTAACTCGTTGGTCAAGTCGTCGGGTTCTGCTGGCTTCGCTCCGACTTAATAACCGGAGCGTAGGATGACACCAAACCGCATGTTGCCAAGTGATGTG